TTTGCAGCTGCATCGCTTACCTTGTCGATTGTAATAAGTGCGTTGTCCATTGAGGCGCTGAAGTCACATAAAAATTCACGCCTGTACTGGTTCTCTGCCATTGTGTTGCGAGCCATCTGCACTTCTTCTTCTTCCAGGACATCAGTCTCATCAACTCGATACATGCCCGCATACCAATTGTCATCGGTTTGTGCATATTGATAAAGATCATAAAACTGATTGAGTCCCTTAGGCGTTCCAATGAATAAGCACCAGCCTTTGTGATGAGAGTCTGTTAACGCGGGACGAATAATCTCAGGCCAGGTCTCAGGTCTAAAGTCAGCTATCTCATCAGCGACAATCCCATCGAAATATAGTCCACGCATCGACTCACCATTGTCAGAGCCATATAGCCTTATCCTGGCTCCATTAGGAAAATCAATAGCAGACTCAGACTCATTCGCTTTAACGCCTGGAATGTTTAATGTGAATCGTTTCAGGTAGTCCCAGGCTACTTGCTTGGCTTGCTTCTGATAGGGAGCCACATAACCGAACCTCAAGTTCTCACGCTTTGTTCTTACAGCTGCATCAATCAAAGTATTAATAGCCAGGTAGGTTTTACCAAATCGTCTATGACACACCAGGACAGAGAATCGCTTCAGGTTCTTGTGTATCTCTTTCTGATACTTATGAGGCACATAGTCTGTCTTGTGTTTAATAATCACTCGTCTTGCTCACCTGGGTAATGGTCAATACCTGTATCCATAACAATGGTTACATTGCCTTCGTTCTTAACTTCTTGCTTATCAGCCCACTTAAATCGATTCTTCATATTCATGTACCAAAGCGTTGAGTTAAACTGCCTATCATCCAAAGAGATTCTGCCTTTCCTTTCCCACCATGCCTGGGACAATTGAATGCCCCTTTTTATGGTCTCCGAAAACTCCTCGTTTTCTTTCTTCCATCGGTAGAAGGTATCGTTAGATATGTCAAGCACAGCAAGGACTTCCTGTTGTGAAGCTCCCTCTTTCATCAGCTCTATGACAGTCTCACACATTTCAGGCTTATATTTAGTAGGTCTGCCCATCTCTCTTACCATTCTCTAACTCATGCTCAATCAATCTGTTGGCGTACCAAACAATCTTTCTTAATGCCTTTATGCCGCCCTTCTCATTCTTTTGTGAGTATCTAATTGCATACTTAATCACATTACCCATAAAAAAATTACAATCAAAAGCCAGCATTATGTCGCAAAGCTCCATCCCCTTACCTTTGTAGTAAGAGGGACTTATTTCGTTATCCATAACTAGTATCCTTTTCTTTTAGAAGGTCTTTTAGTCTTGGGTTTTTTCATTGGTTTTTTAGTCATGCTTAGACTATAACCCAAGTTCTGCAACTTACCTTTTGTTCGCATATTTCAAATGTGCATATGCCATAGATAAGGGATATATCCCAGGATGATTCCAACCAACATTCCATCCCAAAACTTACTGGACTTTCCCTTGAAGTATTCAATGCCAAAATCTAAGCCAGGCTCAAAAGGCTTTGTTTTTTTTAAATCAGGTATTAGCTTTTTCATAGCTCCTCCTATAAATATGGATACAGGTTATCGACCAGCCTTTCTACAGAATGCCTTCTGTCCAGCTCAACACCATGCTCACGACCAATCTCTTCTAGCTTCTTTTTATCCAGCTGCATTAACTTTTCTTTGTTGCGTGAGTTAGATAAATGTGGTTTGTATTTTCTATTCCAAAACATAGTTACTCCTTTTCATTATTCAAAAACTTTACTGACTCCCAAAGCCACTTGAGTTCGACTTCTATAATTAACAATCAAACTAATGTTTTCAGGTGTACACTCAAACTTCTTAGCAATCTCTTTTACTTTCATACCGCTTTCTCTCAATAGTCGTATTAACTCAACATCATCATCAGTCAGTTTTGCATTGTGATGTGTTTCACCAACACGAAACCCTGGTCCACGATTTGTTTGACCAGTTGTAGAGACTTTTTTCCATTGACGCAGCAAAGCCTGGCGTGGTAATCGCTTACTGCTAAAAAACCAGGTAGGTACTTTAAATCTGATCAATGAAACTTTGCCTTATCTGATTTTTTGTAAGGTATGTTAGTTCTATCAACATCAAGCTCATACTCTTTTAAAAAATCGGTCACATCATCATGCGCTTCATCAACCTCTATGCCTTTTTCTTCTGCATAAAGAATCAAAGCAGCAATGTATCTTTCGTTAATATCGTCATCAATTACAAATACTTCTCTGTCCTTGTCAATCAATCAGTCACTCCAATAGCTTGCCAATACAAATCGTCAGGTCTTGGCAAAACATAATCTAATTCAGTCGATGAAAATATTTCTACAGACTCCAGGAACGCTGCAAAATCTCCAACAGATAGCTTTGATGTTCCTTTGATTTGAGAAACCTCAACTGTTCCAGCCTGGTTAGTAAATTCATCTCTACCCAGGAACCTATCTTGCAGCAACAAAGCACATTGGTCTTTTGAATAACCTATGTAATCACCTAGCAAGGTCACCCATGACCAGTACAACCTGTTCTGCATTTGCGACCTGGTTTGGTTTCGCTCATCTGTGATTTCAATAACTGCTTTGTTGCCTTTGGCTTTAGCGAAATGAGACACAATCATGTTAGCTGCCATCTCATTAGCCTTCATTGGTGTATCTCTATCCACTATGATTTTCATAATGCTCCTTATTTCTTTTTAGGAAAGCCCTTCTTCATGTTGGCGTAGGCTTTTTTAGAAACAGTAGAATTCTTTTTACTTCTACTTGTTCCCGCTTTCTTTCTAGCGTTCATGTTTGCGTATAGTCCTTGTTTTGCCATCAGCTCAATCCAAGCAAGTTAGACAAAACACCTAGTACAATAATTAAACCTATTGCTGCTAAAGACTTGTTCGCTTTGGCCCAGGTTATTGCTTTGTTGATGTAGTACATAGTCACTCCTTTAGTTAAAGTTAAAGTAATCCCTTTTCATTAAAACGATCTATAGTTCTTTGTTGTCCCCTTCTAAACATCAGCTCCATCCATTCAGGTTCAATGTCATGGCTTCGTTGACCATCCAGCGCCTGGTGACATGAATAGCACGCAAAAGCTGCGTTCAGGTCATGAGCTTTTTTGCCAATAGAGCGATTAGGAAGGTGTGCCAGGACTGTAGTCTCTGTCCCAGGCAAACAACCAGGCAAACGAATCGTACAATGCTCACCTTGAGCTGCCTTTCTTAGCTTACTCATGCAACAAGCTCTCCATTCGCTTTAGCTTTCTTTTCGACCGCAGCTCTAAACAAATGAAACTGCCTATAATCTAATTCATCTATGCCGTACTCGATTCCTTTTTCAACAGTACCCTGGCGCGTCTCCCACCATTGAGGCACTCTCACTCTTTTAGCTGACTCCCACTCTCTACGCTCCAGGTAATTTTTAAGAGATGGTATAAATTTTTCATCAGCTGGTGTCTTTAAAATAACACCCTCCAACTTAGGAAGTACCTGTTCCCAATCCTGGTGTATTTTCTTGAAGGCTTCGTATTCAGTATTTGGCTCTCTCTTTATGCCGTTATATCTTTCACAAAAATCATAAAACATTGTTTTATTATTAGTTGTTTTAATAATGCCTTTTGTAGAGTACCCTTTTTTGGGACTACTACCAGTACCTGTATTTGGGACTGGGGTATCCCCTTTTTTGGGACTACTCTCAATTTCAGTAGTACCCTTTTTTGGGAGTGGTTTATCAAAGTTTCTACCAAGTGCATATTGGTTTGTCTTGCCCAGGCTCTTGTAAACCCTAATCAAGTTATATTCTTCAAGCTCCTTGATGTATGGATAGACATTTGAAAGTTTCTTAACACCTAACACTTTAGCCAGCTGCGTGGTTGATATTGAATCTTTAGTTTTTTGCCAACCTTTTGTCTTTCTAATAATGAACAATAACAACTTAAAGCTATGACTTGATAGCTCGCTGATATATTCATCGACCAACACATTTGGTACTTGGAATGAATTGGGTATAAATTTATTACTCATACAATTCCCCATATACAAAAATTAAAGTAACCTTCGCCACGCTTGATAATCTTCTTAACTAAATTGATCTCAACAAAGCGGTTATCGTTACATCCGTACTTCTTCTCAATAATGTCCAGGATTGGCTTACAGACATTGTCCAAGTCTGCATTTTTAGCCAAGCCAGCTTCGATTCTGATGCCTAACTGCCCTTCAGGTATATCCAGGTGAGGCAGCAACATTAAAACTGTGTCTGTGTAGCTCTTATATTTTTTGCTCTTGTAGCGTCTCCCAGGATGACACCAGGCTTCATTAACGCTCATAGGCTTGAGATGTATTTGTATCTGACTCATCTTAATTCCTCATATCCTGGACACTTTTCCTTCATCTTCGGTTTGTGTTTCTTTATTTCCTGGTCTTTCACTTTAGGACTTGGCCTATTTATTACATGTTTAGCGCATTTTCTTGCTATAGAGCAACGGCTATTACATGAGACCAAAATCATTGTTCTAACTTAT